AAGTTAAAGAAGATATTATAATTTGTCGTACATATAATGCTGAAACTTTAGAAAAAGCTACAGAAGAAGTATTTAGTAAAACAAGTTATGAAAAGATAATTCGTTTATTAAATGACTCTGATACTGAATTTGGTCCTGTTACAGAATGGTTTAAAAAAGATAAACCAGAATTAGAAGCATCTGAATTTAAAATACCAGAGGATAAAAGTGAAAACTAAAACAGTTAAAAAATTGTGGCAAGGCAGATATGTTTCTGTAAGAGATTATGAAATTAAATCTGCTTTAAAACAAGGGGGGTTACGATTAACGCATAATAATCAAATTATGGAATTAAAACCAGATGAATTAAAACATTTAAAACCTAATAGTCAAGTTTTACAATCACAATTTAAAGGAAGTTATCAATTAATAGATATTACCTGGAAACCATTAACAGAAGACCCAAATCAAGGAAAATTATATGAATAATAAATTACTTAATGCCACAATGGTTTGTAGTATTTTAAATATATCTAAACCTACATTGTACACCAGAATTAAAAAAGGTATGATTGAAACTGTAAGACATGGTAGAGATTATAAATTTAATGCACATCACATTGAAGATTTAATGAAAGGAAAGAAAACAAATTTTTTTAGTGAAAAAAAAGACACTTAATAATTTATCTATCCTTATAACGTAAAAAAGAGGGGAGAAACTATTGTTTTCTCCCCTTTCTTATATAATTTTAAATAGACTTATTAGCCTAATTTCATTTCTTGTTTTTGTGTACTGTTCTCCTGAATAAGAAGTTGGCATTTAAGCCTTAAACCCTCATAATCAGCATATGCGCTCTCTGTCTGCAATTCTGCACTATCAAGGAGTCTATCTACCTCTGCATACTCTATATGAGTACGAGCTCTCATTTTTGCGTCTTCAACAGTACATTTTTCAGCTTGTCTAAACTCTAGGTATAATTTTGCTTCTATTCTTTTTTTTTGACGTTCTAAACTATCATAGGCAGCTTTAGACTCCCCATATCTTTTTCTAGTTCTTGTTAATTCGGAAGAGATAAAATCTTTATCAAATCTAAGGGGGTGCCATTGGTTCATAGGTCCTCTACATATTGTCAATTATCCATGCTTTTAATTCGGAACGAGTGAGTAATTCTGTGATGAAATTCCCATAGGAATTAACAACAGTTTCTTCTTCTTTTTCTTTGAGAAGATATTGGTAATATCCAACATGCAACATTTCATGGATAACTACGTTTATTGCGTCTGCACCACCACGATTAATAATATCTTCATCTAAATATATTTTGTAAGGGGGCTTTCCAACGAAGGCCCCCTGTGCTTCTGAAACTTCATAACTAATGTCATGTGGTATAGTAATTAATTCTACCTCAAAGGCTCCAATAGTAACTTTGGAAGGTAGTTTAACCTTTTTCATTTAGTATCTAGGTTTTCTAGGTTTCTTCTTTTGCATTAGATTGCTCCAATTACAAAAAGAACGATTAAAGCTACAATACCTGCTTTAACCCAATCCTTAACACCCCACGAACTCCATTCTTTTAAATGGTCCCATAAGTCTTGTAATAATTTCATATTACCTCCTATTTTTTATTCATAAATTGTTTTGCGCCACGCAGCCCAAATACACTTGCTATCATCGCAGAAATTGCTGCTTTGTACCAAGTAGGACAATTATCCAAAGCAGAAAAGCCACGTTCTACAATGACTTCACAACCAGGAATAAAAGCTAAAATTAATGGAATTGAAAATAGAAAAACTAACCATTCGTCTTTGAGGCTATCTTTTCCACCTTTAATTGCTTCTATATCATACTCTATTTCGCCAGAAATTTGTTTTTCCATTAACGAAGTTTTTGCTTTTATTTCAGTTAATTTTTGTACTGATTTAGCTTTTTTAGTTTCTACATAGCCACCTACTGTATCTTTAACAATACTAGCAAGAGGTCCTAAAAGTAAATTAATCATTTATGTTTCTCCACGACTTTAATTAAAGAATCGCATCTTCCAGGGGTTTGTTCTGCCCAAAGGGAATTTTTCATCTCCATACAACTTGTTTCATAATCTTTCTTTTCTAATGCTGCTCTAAAATTTTTAAATTTAAACAATCGACTTCCTAATTGAAAACTCATTTCGATACATACACCAAAAATATCTGCATGATGTTTGTCTGGATCATACAAAAATGTTTTAGCTAAATCAAATGCGTCATTAAAATCCTTATTAAAAACTTCAATAGCTTGTTCTTCTGTGTATTCTACACCATCTTCGTAAGGGTCCCCTGCATCACATAGATGTCCCCAAAATATTGTTCTGTTTCCTAGATGATCTTTATAAACTTTATTTCTATAACCTTCGTGTTCCTTAATTCTATTTTTTATTTCTTCAATCATCTGTTCCTCCAATTTTTTCTTGTTCCAATTCTTCTTCTTTTAAAATGTATTTAAACTTTTCTAAGTATATAATGGCATCTGAAAGCTCCTGTTGAGCTTCGTCTATCCAGGCTATTGTAGGTTTTTTAGATTGCAACATAGTGCAACCAAATTTTTTTATTCCTTCTTCAGATCGTTTAGCAATACGATCAATGACACCTTGAACTAACTTATCTTTTGTTTTCATACTTTGCCTATCCAACGATTACCTTTTTCTAAAACCATAGGAATTAAATTAGGTATTCCGTCTTCTATATAAGCGCAGCCTAAAATGGGTCTTCGGATATTTACTCTTGAATAAGCAAAAGCCATAGAGTCTTTATCAATTAAACAACCTACAGATATACCCCACCGAAGAGCTTCTGGGGAAGACCAATATTTAATCTGAAAATCTGTATGATAATGACCTTGAATAAAATTCATACCAATAGACATGGAAGATTTTAATGGGTCCTTATTCATATTATGAACGAAGTAATAACTTCCATGCTTATCATGTAAGATAAGTTTATCGTGCCATTTCCAATTCTTTTTATTAACATCAAGAATATCTGCGTAATCTTTTATAATGTAGTCAGGTAAACCATGATATTTTCTTTTACGAAACACCAGGGAACCATGATTAGAATGAAGTAAATCCATTTTAGGAAATAACTTTTCTAATTTTTTTATATCTTCTCTTGCCTTCAGCAGCTCTTGAGTAGCATTATCAAGATCAGGGTCTTTGTCATGGAATGAGATCGCATGATAATCAACTTCGTCTCCTATGTTTACAACTCTGTCTGGCTTCAACCAGGACTTAACAGCTTTTAAAAAAGGTAAACTGTCTTTGTGCGCATAAGGAAAATGAAGGTCCGAAATTATTAAAGTCTTCATATAACGTCCTTTTTAGGGGGGTACTAATGGTCAAGGAAGGTCAGTTTTCTTCTTCTACGTTGAGATATGGGCTTGTTTTTTAATCCATTAATCTAAAAAATGTATAAATTGCTCCTAATACTGATCCGATAAATATGGCTGTTCTAATAGCACCTTTTCCAGTTGCCATTTCTTGTTTGAGTTTCATTACCTCTTGTCTGTTTTCTTTTACCTCAGATTTAATCTCATCTAATGTTTTACAAATTTGTGTATATTGATTTTCCCAATCAGACATCTTGACCTTTCACTATTAAAAATATTTCTGGGTATTCTCTTAATAAATAATCTACTGTTTTCTTTATCTTGTTTGTGTAATCTTTATCCAAAGCAAAAGTATTTAAACTATTTATTATTTCGTCAAGATTAACTTCTTGTGTAACTGTCTCTTTATTTCTAACTTCTCTATATGCTTTAAATTGTGTGCCAGTATTAAGTAAGGTAATGTAATCAGCAACACTCTCACATTTTCTTCCATACTTTCTAAGAAGAATATTACTATCAAGTGCTTTAATATGTGGTTTTGTATTATCAGTTTCTATCATTCCATAGAAATTATTACCTAATCTAGCAAATCTTGACTCTCCCCAATTAGACTCTAAAGTTGCTTGAGCCACAGAAACAATAACGATTGCTCTATATTGAGGTGGGATAGCTGTATTAAAATGAACAGTACACTCTGTTATCCCTCTAACAAATTGATCTTTGTTTGAGTATTCAAAATCAAAGTTATAACTAGATAAGCTGCACAACAATAAAGTTGCACATATAGATTTAATCATCTTTCTTGTTCACATCTTTACATTTTTTGCGAACAGTTTGAAAAGACTCTCCTAAATCTAGTTCCTTGTATCTGCCACATAATTTTAATAATTCTAATTCTTGTTTAAGTTCCATATTTTCAATCATCATTCTTTTATATGGATCAGTACAAGTTGAGCCAAATTCTTTTCTAAAACGAATACCAACTTTACCACTATCAGCAAAATAGTCAGAAGAACTATTCATTCGTTGGTCGTAGTCGTATCTATCTACTTCAGTATAAAGTTCCCAACTTCCTTTTGAACAATGAGTAGGATAGTCGTTTAGATATTCATTAACTGCTAATGCCTTTTGAGATAATCCCCAACACATTACTAAAGTTAAAGTAAGAAGAAAAAATAAGACTCTCATTAGTAGCCACCAGATAATTGTCTTTCTAACTCCTTTAGATCATACTTAAATTGGTTTATATCATCTCTTAAAGTGTAATAACTTTGTTCAACTGCTCTTAATTCTGCTTCGGAAGCAAGTTTATATGATCCTGTTTCTAATGATTGTACTCTTGCCTCAATTCTACCAACCCAAGTAACAAGTTCGGTTATCTCTTTAACAAGTTCTTCTCTTGCCATTGCGTAGTTTTTAGAATTGGTATTAGTTTTTTCTGAATAAAGTTGATGGATATTTTCTATATCCTTGTGCAAGACCATGATTTGATCGGCACTATCATCTATTTTAGTTGTTAATTTATTTATATAATTAAGACCACCATAAGCACCTGCAATTACTGAAAGAACAACAGGTATTGAAGCTAAATATTTTAACACTTTTAATCTCCATAACTATAATTAGAACTGTTAGAATTATTACCTTCAATTAATTCAAATAACTTTTCATGCTGTTTCATTATTGTTTTATCTTTTTTATTAGCTTGTTTTAAATCTCTTTTAATTTGTTCAACTTCTTTCATTAAATTGGCAAGATCAAGTTTCATTTTAACTTGATTTTCAATGACATCTTGTTCGCTTTCTTTTTCAAACTTATCGTAGAGAATATTTACTTTAGAATCTAACTTTGAAATGTACCAAACAACTCCAAAGAACTGAATTGAAACAGCGAGGAGAGTTGCAATAACTTCTTTTTTCATTGTTGAATAGCCATAATAATTAAGCCACCAACAATACTAACTGCGTACATTGTTATAATTATTTCCATACATCTCCAAAGTTAAAAAAAAACAATAGCCAAACATTATTTATTCCATTTCTCTTTTGCTTTTAAAGTCCATCTAGTAAATGCTTCTTTACTAATATCTTTCTTAATTAAAGTAGCTCCTTCTGGTATTTCATTATATAAAGCGACCACTTCATCATTTTTAATTTCTACAATAGCAGGACTACAAAAAGCATCTTTTGTATAATCTGTTTGTGTTTTTTTTAATGTTCTAACTTCTTTCATACATTCAGACAAAGAGGACATAGGAATATATTGTGTCATTTGATGTTCTTGATCGTTCATGTTTCCAAACATAAACATTACAATTATACTAATGACTTCCATTTGCTTCTCTTAATTTGTCTTTAAGTTTTTCAACATCTGTAATTAATTTTTCAATATCTTGCTGACTTCTTTTAATATTAACTGTGTTTGACATCATAGATTCCATTTCAGATTGCATGGCTTCTAATTGTGTTGCCATAAATTCAATTAACATATCTTGCTGTGCATCAGCAGGAAGTGATCCCATTTCTCCACGAGGCCATTTAATTCTAAATTCTGTATTTTTTTCTAGATCAGCTTCGGCTAATGTGGCTTTTGTTTCTATTGAGTTAAGTCTTTCTATAATTCCAAAATATGCCCAGACTCCAACTGCTACTGCTCCTAATATTGAGATTAGGTTTCGCATTGGCATTGAAACCGAAGTGTTGTCTGATAATTTCATTTACCACAATCACACTCTGATTTGCCACATTCACAAGGTTTATAATTTATCATATTCCTCTTTAAATTTTGTCCATGTAATTTCTGAATGAGGATTAGTTAATGTTAAATTAGCAGTACCATCCGCATTTGTACCAATACTCCACTCTATTTTATTAAATTCTTCTTCTGTTGATATATTATTACCATACCAAACAAATTGTGCATCTGGTTTTAATGTTTTAATTGCTGTTGTTACTTTATCAATATTATCCATTTATGCTCCTACTTCCATTAAGTTAATATGTGTCGTAATACTATCATATGTACAAGAAAGACCATTAGTAGCATTGTTATGTGAATAAAGTTTAAAAGTACAAGCTGAAGTTGTTGAGGGCGACCAAAGCATACACGCTGTCCATCTACCACTTACTCGTCTTTCAACTCCTGTTGCTTGAGAAGTAAATCCTAAAGCATAATATTCTCCGAAAGAGCCACCACCAGAAATTTTATTATATCCAGCACCACCTTTGTCAGCAAATATATTTACTCCACCCATGAAAGTTTGAGAACCTACTGCTGCCATACTATATTGTGTATCTGCTGTAATAAAAATTTTACTACTTGTTGCTGATGGGGTAATTACTGCACTAACACCAATATCTGCTAAATCATCAGTAGAATTATTATGTTGAGTAGAATAATCTCCATTCGTAACTTGAAGAATTTTTCCGCCACTAATACCAGTTAAACTAGCACCACTAATAGCAGGTAAATTACCAGTTAATATTGTGGCATCTAAAGCTGTTGCCGATCTTGCGTTTGTTTTAATTAGTGCCATTTATTACTCCTTCGGATTATCACTACGAACTTTATCGCAATGGTCTTTGTAAGTTGTTGTGCCATTCTTTTGATCCTTATAAAT